GACCAGTGTCGGGCTCGTTCCGCTCTTGGCTATCACATGAACGAACGAGAAGACCTTCTGCGTTGCCGATACCGCGCCGAGTTCTCTGGCCGTACCATTGCCCGTCGATGTCTTCTTCACGATGCCATCGGGGGTCGTGACCTTCACGAACCTACCGGATGCTTTGGCCGATATGCGGAATGCCTTCAGCTCCGCGACCTTGAACCCGGGAGCATATTCCAATATGCTAGCGGGCATCGCATATCCCACGGCATTGGCGGCAGCACCACTCTCATAGAACGATATTACCTTACCATCTACACCGACCGAGTCCCAGAGTATTCCGTCGACATCCACGTCGTAGAACCCCTCGCTTGAGAACTCGATGTCGTTGAGTCCGGGGGTATATGCCCTCTGGAGATCGCCCAACGCCGTGGAGTCCTTCACATCGTTGTTCATGTTCAGAGATATCTGATTCACCACACCCGAGCGGTCGTATCCATTAATGTAAACCTTTTGATTTGCAAGAATTATTCCCATTATTCTATCTCCTTTGCGACCAGGAAGTTAATCACGTAAACGGGTGCTCCTCCGGTCTGCCTGTCATATCCGGCGAACGCCATCGAGGAAACGGCCTTGATGTAAAGGTAACGGGTTCCCGACATGGTCGTTTCGCCCAGGGTGTGAAGCATGGTCAAGACCTCGTTAATCCTCTCCATGGCGTCCTCGCGCGATTCTCCCCTGGTCTTCACCTGCAGCATGGGATATTCGACATCGCCCAATAGTTCGGGGGCGTTGCCTGAATCCGCATATAATACAGTACATAGAACGGGGGTTTCGGGCATCTTCTCCCTGAAGATATCCTTGCCCACGGTCCCATGACCCCCTGCGGCTAGATATGCCGCTATGTCGTCGACCATCATGTCGCCACCTCTTCTATTGCTTCCCCGATGAGCTTCTCGATCTCGGGCAGATGCTGTCTCAACGGGGTCTCGAGGAACTTCGCCTGCGTGGGCGGTTTATGGTATGCCTCAAGGTTCTCGTGGACATATACGGCATAATCCGTCGAGTATCCTAGCTCCATAGTGGTCCTGTTCCCGGTGGTCTTCGGGGTGCGGACATACCTGCTCGCCCTGAGCCGCCCCGTGTCTATGGGGCATAGCGGTACGGATTCGTTCATCACCTTCTGACCTTCCTCCCATAGTATCCTCTCTATCGCCGTGGGTAACTTCCGCTTCAACTCCTCGATTATCCTCTTGTTCGAGTTCAGGTCATCCAGGTTCATGTGTAAACCACCGTGTGATGTGCGTTGCCATCGGCGTCGACGTTCCCCTCGACCACCTGTATGATCGGCTCACTGCCATCGGGGAGGACTATCCTATCGTTGATGTTCATGGTGTACTCCCCGCTCACTATGATCTGGGCGGATGTAACAAGCTCATTCCCCTGGAAGTCGATGAACTTCTTCCGTTTCATGTCGATCCTGCACGCTATGGTCTCGCCCACCGCTGAGTGGGTGGGTTGTCCATCGCCGTCCACGCCCGAATACGCGTATCTCGTTATGGTCTGCTTCAACCACCTGTCCGCCGTTCCAGTCAACATCTTTCCATCACTTTGTTACATCCACCTCGACCTTCACCATCATGACCTCGTCCGAGCCGGTTATCTCTATGTAGAAAAAGACCCAGTACCTGTTGCACGTCTCTATTCCATCAAGGGTCGTGTCAAAGAGCATCATTACATCAGGATCGTCGTTTATGGCGTCCGTCTTGGCTACTATCGTCTCTCCTTTCGTGTTGGTTATCTCGTATTGGGCGGTCTCGATGGTGAACTCCTCTTCGTCCGTACGGGTTATCGTGATACCGACATACCGTTTTTCACCGTCGTATAAGATCCTCATGTTTCTTCCATCTCCTCTGAATTGTAATTCGATTTTTTATCTTCCTTTTTCCACGGTGATGGGATTCCCTCAAACTCATACACTGACCACTTTCTCGTAGAACCGTAGAGGTCTTTCATCTCCATGACCTTGAAATCGACCAGTTCGGGAGCTGCCGATATATTACGAAGGGTCTCTGCGATGTAATCGGTGAGTAGAGTTAACCGTCTAAGCGTTTCGGCGTTGTATGTTGCCGTCGTTAATCTTAATATGATTCTTTGGGTCTCGGCGATGTATGCGGTCGTGCTGATTATCAGGCGGAGGGTTTCGGCGGAGTATGCGTAGGTCGATGTGATATATCGCCTGGTCTCTCCGATATAGTCGCTCAGAGAAGATAATCTCCTGAAACACTCGGCCTGGTATGTCGTGTCGGCTGCGAGACCTCTTTTGGTCTCGGCATCGTATGATATCGCGTTGATAGTTTGACGGAGAGATTCGGCAGAATAGATATAATTGGATACGATGTCCCGCACGGTCTCCCCAATGTAAAGCGTCTCCCTGGTGGTGGCCCTTTCCGTTTCGCCCAGGAACGAGATGATATTCGAGATCCGGCGAAGCGTTTCCCCCGGATAGAAGGCCGATGTCTCGGTAATGATCTTCCTCAGTGTCTCTGCCAGGTATTCATCTAGAAGGGTGGTCCCTCTCTTGGTCTCCGCGTCGTATTGGGCAATGGAAGATAATGTCCTCAATGTCTCGGCATCGTACACCCCGAGCGCAATCAGTTTCCTCAATGTCTCAGGTTGAAGGGTAATTAAGATCGTGGTGAGTCTTTTGGTCTCGGCCAAGTATTCTTCTAAGAGCGCGGGCTTCCTTTGGGTCTCTCCATAGTATGTTCCCTCACCCGCCATTCTCCTCTTCGTCTCTGCATCATATTCTTGTAAGAACGATAGAATTCTCCTGGTCTCGGCGTCATATGCTCCTAGTGTGGTCAAAATTCTCTGGGTCTCGGCCAGGTACTCTATGGAATCTTGAATTTTCCTTCTAGTCTCGGCGAGGTAATCGGTTATGGTGGTGAGAAGTCGCTGCGTCTCACCGGAATATTCGGTCGGCGTTCCCGTCGGTGCTTCCTCTTCTTCGTACCAAGTAGAATGTGCAGGCTCGTTGAGCGTGAAATTCCTGATCCAATACTGGTCGACGTAGAAATCCCTATCGAGATTGGTACAGAAGATTCTGATCGCATCAACATCGGTGACATTGACATTACTTCCATTCTTGAAATTGATTGAACCCATCGATGCCCTGTCGTTCCAACCATACTGTTTCATCTGGTTGAAATCGAAGGCATAGTCCATCTCATACCAAGTATCATCGACCCATGCGTTGTTGGCAGGCCAGTTCTGATATACGGTGGTGAAATAATATTTCCAGTATTTCGAATATGCTGTCAATGAATAGATTGGAGTACCATCCAACTGATGCTGTAAGACTATGTAAGCCTGGTATGTGCCTTCGGTCTCCATGTTCGCATGTTGGTGGATGAGCAGACCTCCGGTGGTCTTGCCCAATCCTGATACGGCGGTAATCTTGCCACTGCTTGCGGTGGAACCATCGACCTTGAGGGCGTATGTCCCTGTTTTCACACTACCCGTCTGAACGGAGAAATGACCGTTCGCCCCGCTCGTGTCCCACTTGTCGAGGGTTCCGTCCTCGAAGTCGTCGAAGAATAAGAAGGTGTCTGGTCCGGAACTTGTGCTGGTTGCCTCTAGATTGTCGTAATAAACATGTATGTCAATTCCATCAGACGCGGGAAGAGAGGGGATCTTAACCCAGAACTCGGCATAATCCGAACCTACTGTGTGTACGGGGTCTTGAAAATATTTTAGTTCTGTAGTACCATCAACTAAAGTGAATCGAATATCTCCGAAATCGGTCTTGCATCTAGAGCCGGTATAAACATTCTCAAGATCATCCGATCCAGAACCATAATGAAGTGTAAGCCTGACGTTATAGTTGGACAGCGCACCATCTGGAGATGAATCTACATGATGCTTCTTTCGGGCGTCCCAACCAGTGAGCCAAGCCATATTCGCTTCTTTTGTTCCTCAACCTATTGCTTATACTGCCTTTGCGATCCCCTCGGCGTCTAGTGTTACGGTCGAGTCGTTGGATGGTTCCTCGTCGTCGGTCGCGGAAGCCTTCGCCCAGAAATATTTGTTCGTGGTGGTCACGAGTCCGAGGAAGAGTTCCGCTCCTGCCGCCCCGTATGAACCGGGTTCCTCTGCGGGTACGGTTTCAAGCGCCAACTGCCACTTGAGATATGTCGTTCCCGTGGGCGTGATGGTGACACCTTCATCGGCTGGCTCACTTGCGTTGCCGACCGTGAAACCTGCCTCAGCCTTCATATATAGGCGTTGGGATTTCGATTCTTCTAGATCCGCCCTCAGCTCGAACTCGACCGGATTGGTAAGACCCGACACAGAAACGACGCTGTCGTCTGATGCCAGATACATCTTCATATAATCTGTCATTTGCACCTACCTTGTCTTTTTTCTTTCAACATCTGTTAACTACCCTCATGACGTTCCTGTAGGTCCGTCCGCTCTTGATGATCTCTCGAATTATCCTGTGGGCCTCGTCCCTCAGATCGGTTATCGCCCGGTCGGGGTCGTCCTCTACCTCGATGCCACCGATCTTCATTCGTCTCGGCATCGTCCCGTCCATCCTGTGTCTCCTGATGACACCGATCTCCGAGAGCTTGAGGGAGGCGGCCTTGAGGTCGCCCGAGTTACCGCCGCTTATCCCGCTTGCCCGTAGCATTGAATTTATCTCATAGTCGGCCACGGATATGATCCCCTCGAGGGTGGTCTGGGATAGTTTAGTACCGGTATGGTCCACCAATTCCGTATATGTCAAGTAGGCCATCAGAACACCTTTGATGCGACGAAGGCGATCACCGCGAACGATAGCGATACTGCGGCCCAGATGTACTTATGTTCTACCCTGTTCCGCTCGATACAAAGATTTATCTTGTCCACCTTTTCATCGATGCTCTTCAACTCAATGTAGAGGTCTCTAGGCGTTACGATGTCGGGTATCCTAGTCTCGTCGCCATCCGTCATCTTTCGTCCTACTTCTTCATCGCGTTGATGACCTTCAGAAACTCCCTGAGGTAATCATTGAACTCTGGGGTCTTGACCTTCGCATCCTCCCAGGCTTGTTCTACTAAGCCGAGCCATTCTCCTGCCTCTTGGATCTCCTTGGGAAACTTGTCTCCGAGTTCTTCCTTGACCATGAGGTACAATCCTTCGGCCATCTCGAAACCGCCGTCTCCCTGGTCCACCGCTTCCACCTTCTTGTTCTGAACGTATGCGAACGCTCCGGTTAGAACGATGGATAGCAGACCGAGTCCTGCAACCAGAACTTCCGGTGTTACTATTTCAAACATTTTCTTTTCCTCACTATGTCGTCAGGTAGACTATAACCACTATGTACTGGCTCCCCTCGCTCCACAGCGATATGGTCGGGGTGGCGGTGGGGCTTATGCTGGTCAGGAATGTCTGGATGGTGGTCTCAAGGTCCGTCCCTGATTGGACATACAATACTTCCACGTTGGTTGTCATCTCAATCTCCTGTAATCACGATATCATCGGTCCTGATGTCTACGATCTTCCTTGCCCCGGCGAATACTGGGGTCTGGAGCATGATGGGTTGTGTCTCTATCTCAAAATTGATAGGATTGAACTTTCCGCCACCCTGCGACCCAGATATATCCAGGTAAGAAAGTTGGGAAGGGGTGTAGCCGGTCCTGTCCTTGAGAGCTTTCTCTCGCTCGCGCTGTCTGCGTCCGCTCAGGTATTTGCCTGAATTGAGCGATGATAGTACCACGACCACACCCCCCTATGATATCAGTATTCGATCCTCGATATCGCGTTGGCGTGGACCGCTGCCGCACCGAACCTGATGGTCACGGGCAGGTTGATGAGATCGTGTACCGGATCTTTCATCTCCTTGACGGTCGTGTCACGGTTCATGGCGATGACCGAAGCCGCGTCCTTCTGGAAGACCAGTCCACCGATGTCGGTGTCTGAGTTGTACTCCCACACGTATGAGTCCGTAGCATCTGCCACACCGCATACGAATGGCCTCATGCCTCCGACCGTGGGCAGCATACCCTTCTGAAGGATCGCCTCACCGGTCTCGGTGTATGCCGTGGCATAGTCCTTGAGAACGATGTTCGCCATCTCGGGGTGCATGATGATCGTGTCCGGTCTGAAGTGATCGGCCTCTACGAGACCTTTTGCGGTTATAATAGCCGACCTGCCCAGGCTCGCTCCTGCGCAATCGTGTTCGTTGCCTGCGCCATCAAGCAGCTTGGTGATGAGAACCTGGTTGAATGTGTTCTCTACCGCCTCACCCGCGTACTTCAGTTCGAGCATCATTGCATCGACCAGGCCGTCCTCGATCATCTCCTCGGTGATCGCGGCGTTGACACCGTATTTGTAAATCGGAACATCTACATGCCCATAGTCCTGATTCGCGTGGGGTATCTCCGCACCCTCACCGACCATCGGTGCATAGGTTCCAGCCGCACCCTTCAGGTGGCGGTATGCGTTCGCCTTGACGTTGATTATCGGGGATACTTCCCTCGCGCAAACGAATGGTTTCGCACCCTCCACGACGTAGTTGCCCACCTTCTCCTGAATGAGGGTGTTGGCCTCTATCGCCTCGGAGAGCAGAAGTTCTCTGACCCTGTGCTCCTTGCCTTGTGGGTCACGCCAGTATAACTTATCCGGTATCCTCGCGTATGTCCTGCGCCTGTCGGCCTTTGAGGTCTCGGCTTCCAAGAATGTCCTCAGAAGCATTTCATTAGTGAATGTCATTTTTCTTTACCTCAGCTCGTGTTGGGTTGAACCACCACGCCCGGTCCGGTCACTAGCATTCTCCCCGTGCCTCCACCCGCAATGATGTCGAGTGCAACACCTATCACGGCGTTGTGACAGGTCACGGTCGCTCCACCGGTCGCGGCCACGGCAACGACGCTTACCGTCCCGCCTACCGCGGCGTCGTTCGTTTCCAAGAAATCGCCCGCATCGGCCCCGGTTGTTTGGTCGGCTACTGCGACGTAGCAGATCGTACCGATGGTCGCTATGGCTACCTGTTCGCCATCGGCGGCGTCGTATATGGCGACGCCAATGGGCATCTCTGTCGCTTCGGCGATGCCCGCTCTGATCACCATGCTTGCACCGGTGGCGTCGATGGCGACCACCTGTCCAGCAACGATGTCACCGGACGCGGTCAGGGATATGATGTTATTCCCCGCGTACAATACTCTGTGTATCGTGGGGAAAGCTGCAATGTCAGTCATTATTTACTCCTAGATGTACTCCTTCTCCTCTTCGCTTCTGGCGAGCGTCCTGGGATTGGGTTCTTTCTCCAGCGCCAAAATCCTCGTCTCGAGCGTCTTGAGTTGTTTGTTCATTTCCTCGCTCAGCTCGCCGACCTTTTCCTTCCCCGTGGGTGCGGACTCCTCCTTCTTCTCAGGGGGCTCGTCCTTCTTGTCCTCTGGATCTTTCTCCTCATCCTCTTGATGAATCTTCTCCAGATGGGACATCCTGGCTTGCAGGTCGGCGATTGCCTTTTTCGTGTCTTCATCCATTTCTGTATTTTCCTCCCCTTGGGGTGGATCATCTGCCAGGTCATGATCGGGTTTTGACTTGTGCCTTATCAAACAGAGTTCACAAGCTCCCCGATCCACCGTGACCAGGCCATAAAAATCAACTGTTAATGCTTCGTTCTCCTTGGTCTTGGGGTTGTACCATTCGTCGCCCCCGACCTCGGCGGAGACCATGTTGATGATCTCGCCGTCTATCATTTCCGAGATATCGCGACTAAGCTGCGACCGCTTGTGAAGAATGAGATTGACCATTCTCGCACGGTACTCATCCGAGTATCCCGCATCCTCGAAGTACCCGATCTTCTCGTTGGCCGCCCTCGGTACTCCCCCGGCGTGTCTACTCCATAGGCCATTATCCTTTATGGTGACCTTCTCGCGCAGGACATCGGTGCTGTACCGGCAGGGGGTTCTGATATTCGAATCGGTCCACACGCCTTCGGCGAGGGCGATGACATCCTTTATGATAACGTCGGTCCCTCTATCCTCGAACTTGCGGTTGCATAGGTCAAGATTGAAGTATCTGGGCTTCTCCCATTCGAGCTTGGTCTGCTCCTTGCGTTCGTCCTTCTGTGCGTTCTCGACCGCCGAATGTGCTATCTTGAAGGCGCACTCCTCTTTGTCCTCTTTACCCTCGCACGTGCCGGACCAGGCGGAGTTGAAGGCTGCCCTGAAAATGTC